GCCGTAAGTAATGTAACGTCTGTAAATTTCGGCTTTAATTTTGCCGCGATCTCACGCTTTTGTTCCAACGGGCATTCCCAAATTTCAAATTGAACTAAATAATCATACAAAAAAGAAAGTCCACCGGCCGTCCATTCAAATTTTTCTCCTGTTTTCTCTCCTAATTTTATACGCTTTATGTATGAATTTACGTTCGCGATCGCCAATGATTTCAATTCGTCATTCGTTGGTACGGGTTTAGGGATCTCAATTTCAGGCCGTTTCACGTTTTTAGTTTCCTGCCTTGCGTATTCAATGTATGCGTTCATTATGCGTCCAAAGTATTCGCAAGAAAAATTCTCATAGCATTTACAATCAGTATTCAGTTTCCCGGCAACGGCCATTTCAAAGGCAATCGCAATTTCCTCAGGCGTTTGGTTTCCGTAGTTTGATTTGATAAAGGCAAGCAATACAAATTTTTCCTCATCCGTAGGCAGGTTTGATCCGCGTAGTCCAACCATAAGCATCGCCAAACGTAGCACCTGCTTCAATTCGTTTTCGGATCGATTCCGGATATTTTCAGCGCTTTGCGCCTTGATTATCAAATTTGCCGTTCCTTTACCAATTTCTGAGGGCTGCGTTTCTTGCTGCACTTGTACCAAGTTTTTCGCCTGTTGAATTTCCATTGTTATTATTGTTTACTGATTTTTCAAAGATCCCTGAGTAATTGTTTGCCATCGAATGATTGACGTATTGTTCCAACTGATCGTCAGTAACCCATTCCCATTTTTTTAATAATGCGGCTCTGCCGGTTTCTGTATATCGTTGTTTTTTCTCCGCCTTGTATTTAAACCATAAATCGAAAATTTCTTCACGCCTACTTTTTACTGTACTTTCTTTTATTGATTCTTTTTTACTGCTTTCTTTCTTTATATTATTCGATGGTTTTCCTGTATTAGGATTTTCCTGTATAGGATTTCCTGATATTAGGTTTTCCGCGACAGGAATTTGTATATGTAGGCTTGAATTATCGTGCAGAATGTATTGAATCATCCAATATCCGTTCTCATTTTGGTAACGTTCGCGCGTTAAATATCCGTGACTTTCCAATTCTTTCAGGGCAGATGATACGGTTGGCATTCCCTCCTTTAATTGGCTTGCGATCCGCTCAGCGCTAAAATCCCATCCATCCGGTTTTGATTGAATATAAGCAAACAATCCTTTTGCTTTTAAAGAGATCCGATGACTGTTCACTAGATCGTTTGGTATTGTAGCATACCTGTTTTTTATTACTAATTTCTTCATTTGGTCAAAAAAAAAGCCTGAATGCGTAGGAGTGCAAACAGGCTTTGTGGTTCTTAAACCCAATTAATCACCGAAAAACTCCTACCCTTTTCGCTGATTACATCGTAAATATAGAAAAAAAATCTATAAAACGATAGTGCCTTTGAGCGGCTTAAAATTAAACAAGTGACCGTACTGCGGATTTTCTAAGATGAATTTGCGCGCATACATTGGTGCAAAATTGTTATTAATTTTAAACGGATCGTTTTCACTTCTGAATGTAAAATCGTACCGCATATGCTCAAAAATATACTTTGATCCTAGCTTCCTGCGTCCTTGTCTGATTAGCTTAATAGCAATCATTTTGTACAATTCATATAGATGCGGATTGCTTTGATGATACTGCTGAAAGGTTACCATAATTTTGTTGTTTAGGTTGAATTTTATTCAATTTTATGTAATTACGTTGTAATTCTTTTGCGATATGCGCCCAAACTTGATTGAACGTGTATCCTAGTTCATTTGTTTTTGTTCTCATTATACATATTGATTAATGCGCCTAAAATAGTAAAAAACATTTGCGCAACAGCCCAATAAAATACCAAATCAATTTTTGTTTCTATGCTCATTTTTTCACGTATCTGATAATTGACATAATTGGGATTCCGATCAACCGGCGTTCAGGATCCGGATGCTTGAAAAATAATGTACGATTCCCATCTGTAACGTGATCCAATTCTGATTTCAAAAATAGCACCTGATTTCCCAAGCGATATTCAAGTTCATATAAAGCACCGATCTCAATGTCACGATGCTTTAAATTTGCCGTTGCTACGGAATAAATTGCTTTCAATTCTCCGTGTCTTGTAGTGTAGCTATCAACAATTTTTCTCATTGCTAAAATGGTAGATCGTCCGACTGAACCGGCGCTGATGATTGGATAGGCTGAGCAGATACAGGCGCACCCGGATCCGATAAAATTTTCAACAATTTAAAATTACCAACGATCGGTAATTGCAAACCTGCTTCACGCTCCTCTTTGGTCGAATTTTGTTTTACAAATCCGTTGTTTTCGTACTTGTCAGGCGTATCGGTTAATACACCTGTAATATCAAGGTAACGCGCCCCTGTTTTTTGACTTTCGAAAATACGTGATTCGTCAATTTTAGAAAGGTCAATTTTGATTGAAATAAAACGTGCCATAATGCTATTTGTTAGATTGTTATTTGATTACTTTTTTGATTGTAGTTGTAGATGTCTTTGACGGTGGGTAAAAATCAGCCAATTCGCCTGTTTCTTCATCCAATATCGATACTTTGCCTTTTAGGGCTTTACAGAATGCCTCAACGTCTTTCTGCTTGTCTTTCAAACGATCGATTTCATACTGTAATTTGCACCACGATTCTGTTTCCGAATAATCGTATTTGATACCGGCTTCCATCTCGCTGAAATCAACTCCATACGCGCTTAATTTACTGTCCTTGTTTTGGCGCAGATCAACAAACAAATGGTCTTTCAGGTGTTTGTCCATTTCAGCAGATAATAGCGTGAATTTAGCTAATTGTGCGGCCAATTTCACGGTGTTAATTGAATCCGCGTTGGCCATAAAGTTTTCAGCCATCTGCGCGATCTCTTTTTTGTTTAGGTCAAGGATCTGACCGTCAACACTCATTAATTCATTTTTCATAGGTATTTTGTTTATTTTGATGTTAAATCTTGTTTTTTATGATTAAATAATTGCTGAACCTCCTTGTTTTGCTTCGCCTCATCAAGTAATTCATCCCACAATTCCTTTAATTCCGATATTTGGGTAATTTTATTCACTGTTTCAATTAATCCCTGAAATTGAATATCAAAATCAGACAACGGTGGCATACCTGTTTTAGTTTTTGCCTGAGGCGCTGATTCCTGCGATTTCCCGTGATTATTCGTTGCGTCTGAATCCTTTGTATCATCGATCGCAAAAAGGCCGTTGAGCGCATACTTGCGAGCGTAACTTGAAGCGGCTCCCGTTACTTGTGCGCCGTCCATACCTTTCTTTGTTTCTTCTTCACGCGCGATCCCGGTGGCTGTGTATTCCAATTCTCCATTGAATAATGACGCCAACGCCTCAACGTAAATACGGCCGCCAATTTCTTTGACTTGATCCGTTAATGTAACTGAAAACCCCATTGGATTAACTACCTTTTTGACGGCCTCCAAAATATCCTCAGCTGATCTGTAATGATATTTTCCGAATGAATTATATTGTCCTTTCGGGGCTTTTAATTTTGCCTGAATTTCGGCTAATGGATTACTTGTTTTCTGACTCATTGTATAGTTGTTTAGATATTCTGTTAATTGATTCCCACATCAGTGGGTAGTTTAAATTTCTTGATATGGCCATCTGTATATTATGCGCCTGCCATTTTTCGGCGCTGATTGGTTTAATACCTCTTTTGTTTAGATCATCTGCAACCAATCTGTGCAGTTCACCCTTTTTGATTTTAACTCTCATCTTGATTCTTGTACCGTTTTTCTAACATATCCTGCATTGATTCAAATTCCTCAATGCCTATTTCCTTGCCGCCATAATTGGCCATTTCATTCTGAATGTATTTCCCCAATTCGTCAGTATTGGAAAAACTTTTGGTCACCGTGTAATATCCGGCGTGATCCTTAAAAGTGATTTTATATACCATTGCCGTATTTTTAGATGTTTCCAACGATATACATAATTTTCACGCAGATCGCTATTGCAGTCAAGCAGATAACCAAACCTGCTATGTCATTTTTGTCGATTGTTTTTAATAAGTTCCACATATTGTTGTTGTTTATGAATTGATTGATAATTGTTTTTCTACTGCGTCCTCATAAGAGTCAAAAAAATACTCTTCGCCATCCTCAAAATCTGTAACTAAATACTCAACGTCGCATCCAACCATTGAGCAGATTGAAATAGAGTAATGCTCTAATGAAATGTAAACGTATCCTGAATTTGGATTGAACCCGATTTCAATAATTTCTTCATTTGGAGTAAATTCTGCATAGGCAGCGAAACACTTTGAAAGGCCAACCGCCTCTTTCATACAGATTGATTGATCTGTAAAACCGTTTAATTGTAAATAGCTGTTTAATTGATAATTTTTCATTGTATAGTTGTTTAAAGTTTGCCGGGAATCCGCCCGGCTCGGTGTTGTATTAAAATTTATCTCCCATTGTTGTGTGAGTAATTGAAGCTACTCTATATTTTTGAGCAACTATTTCAGCTTGCTTTTTTGTCCAATTATTATCTCTCTGATTAACCCATTCGCCATTTAGATATTTATCTACTCTAAAATCGCCATATTTTTCGTTTTGACTTACCTTGAATGTTACTACTAAATTTTTCATATCGTTGTTGTTTTGTTGTTTGATATGGCTAAGTAAATACGAATTATTTTAATTTCAAAACTTTTTCAAACTTTTTTAAACTAAAATTTATCTAACGGTAAAAAAAAAGAGCAATCCAATGGAATGCCCTTTTCAACTCACAACAACTATACTGATTTTAACCTTAATTTATTCGCACAAATCTAAACAATTTTTCCGTCTTTAATCATAATGTTATCCACTTTTGATTTTCCGTCTGCGATTGTAACGATCGCAAAACCGTTATTGTGCTGAGCAAATGGATAGTATTTTGGCGATAATTGCGTCAAACATCCTGTACTGTACGTGTGTATGAATTTTTTAAATCCGTCCTTTTTGATTGTATTTGTAGTCCGGTGGACGTGGCCTATCAACGTATTGCAGAAAGTTTTATTGAACGTGCTTTGAGATGGATTCATCCCACCGGCCATCAATTCGTGACCGTGACAAACTAGCAAATCGCCCATTTCCATACCTTGCCAATCCGGTACAAATTTCATATCCAACGAGTCTAACCTGAAAAACTTGTCAAACTGCATTTCGTGAAGCTGCGCAAATTCCTCAGCCTGTTCGTTCAAATATCGCTGATACCTGTTTTCGTGATTCCCGGCCTTAAAATAGATCGGTATGTTAGGAAATATGTCACGTAACTTTTGCAGGAAATTACGGCACATTTCGATCTCCTTTGGAAAATCACGTAGATCCTTTTCTTTCTCGTGACGGCTAATGCTATAAAAATCAAACGTGTCACCGTTTAGATACAAGCAATCAATCTTTTCTTCTCTCAATCGTTTAATTGCGCATACAACGGCCTCAACCGAATGGAATGGAACGTGAATGTCAGAAAGGATCCCGATCTTTTTAAGATGATCAGGCAATTTATCTGAGGTGTATTCTTTTCCAATAGATGGCTCAATCCCAAAATTATCCATTTCGCTAAATTCCATCGATTCAATATGAGCCTTTGGTAAATTTTTCAAATTGTGATCTGCCCTAGTACGCGACAGAATGTTATACCTGCTCATCATCTTGCGCATCTGTTTAGCATCCGTGTAACCGTATGCCTCGTGATACTTTTCAGAAAATAATTTCATTGATAATGGCGATGAATAAAAATGATCCTTGATTTGATCGTGCTTTAAACCCATTTGTAGTTTTTTTTCAAAATTAGCCAAATAACTAATTAGTGAAACCGATAAATAAAACAAAAATGGCCGTAGATAATTCCACGACCATTCTGCATTCACCCTAATCAACATCCGCCATACCTATAAGGTAAACGGATGCGCACTACTAAACCTATGAAAAACAAAATTACTCTTGATATGAAATTCTGTACGTTGTAGCCACGTCCGTGTAATTGTTTGGGATATGAAACTGACAACTGTATATATTTGATTTCATCTGTAACCGGATCGAATCGACAATTGCCGAATCTGTCTCAGTTAATGTGTTAAATTTGATCCATAATTTGTGAGCCATCGTCATTACGCCGAATTGATCCATATTGTATAAATCGCCCTCATATTGCATTGAGTATTGCCTGAAATCATTTATCCTTTGCTGCGTCACAATCTGCTCCAAAAATAATCCGCCTGCGTCCTGAGCGCGTTTGAAAGAATTGTTATCAGTAAATGCTCCTAAGAACGCAACCGAATCAACGTCAGTTTGATAGATTTCCTTGTGTTCCATAACATCGGATGTTACAAACGATCCCGATTGCTCACGAATGAAATAAACCTCCTTGTACACGTTTTGCTCTTTGTCGATATTACGCACCGCGCAGTTATCCAAATACATTCCTGTATATAAACCTGCTGAATCAATATAAGGGTATGAAAATCCTATTTGAATTTGTCCGGGTTCAGGCGCTTCTTTTGCTGTAAATTTGAATGATTCAAACGTTCCTGCTCCAACTACTGATGTTTCATTCCAACCGATCGAACCCGGTGACGTTCCCCAAGTTTTGTTCGTTTCACTCCAATATGTATAAACGCCCGGCGCATATTCAATTCGCAAAAACCAAGGCAACCGGTTATCAGATCCGCCTTTGTCGATATTGACTGAAAATAATACCTGATATTGATTCCCTTTAATAGCATTAGCAGCGCCTGAGCTTACCAACCTAAGCGCATAAACGCCCAATGCGCTTGTACCTACATATTTTAACGATCTACGGCCTGCGAATGGAGCATTAACAAATTCCGTTGTTACTAATGTCGTTGTCCAATTTTCATAGTCAAATTCAAACGATGCGTTCAAATTAAGATCGTATTGCTGCTGAGAAATATCAACAATTTCCTGATATTTTTTAACCGGTCTGCGCGGCGTTCTAAACAAATTTTGACCAATCGGTTGCATATTTGTCGGCACCACTTTCAACATATTTGTTGTAACTGACGATTGAGCAACGCCTGCTGAATTATAGATCCAATACTTTATATTCTCAGATCCTGCGTTCAAAAAGGCTTGTTTTGCTGTTAAAATTCCGGATCCTGTATATGTTCCGGCCTGTATTCCCTCGATGATACGTTGATCGCCGTATGAAGAATTGTTTACAATATACCAACGGCCAAACGATTGAAACAATCGGCAATTAAACCCTAGCAGGATTGAACGCAACGTTGTTTTAGCGTCATTAATGATATAGGAATCGTGAAAAAATCCCGACTTTTTGATTGTAACCTGATCAAATACGTTTTTCCAAGCCGAATCTGTTGAGATCCTTAAATCATTGCTAATATAAATGTCAAAACCCAAAGACAGATTGCCCAAAGCGTTGTACATAAATTGCCAAAGCGTCGGATTGTCTGTACCGATCGCCGGCATCCAAGTATCATAGGCGTCTAATTGGCCTAAATTATCTGTTGCCGTAATTGACAAAGAATACGGCGTTGAAACCAATGCCTGAGAATAAAGATCGTTTACAACCCAACCTGCCCAAAACGTTGACCAAGCGCCTGCTGACGATTCGTAATAAATTACAACCTTATATTCACGCTCATCATACAGGTAAAAATCGTCATAGGTAACGTCATCCGTTACCATTAAATTTAGCTTGCATTGAGATCCAATTAATGGCTCGTAAATATCCTCATCTGCTTTCCACTCAATTTCTACCGGTTCAGACGTTCCAATCATAGGTAAAACGCTGCCCGAATATCCGTTTTTAAATATCTCAACCTTGCGTTTATTTCCTTTTAGATCGGCAAATTCCAATCTGTATTTAACACCGTATGCCATATTTTTATCCTATTCTGTTTCTTTGTTTTTCGGCTCTTTGTAAAGCTACAACCAAATCTTGACCGCGCAATACAAATTCGCCTGATACGTTTGTAGATCCGCCGCCTGTTTGATCCATCATTCCTTGTAATTTATTTAATGGAGCAATTACCTCAGGATTTGATTTAGCACCCGGATATTCACCCATTAAACCCATAGTTGGCCCCGATACAATACCACCGGCAGCAAACTTAGGAATTGCCGCAAATGCTGATAAAACACCGCCAACTGCGGTTGCTATGAAAGCAGGTTGTGCAAATACCGCTAATGGCCCCGTGGCCGCAGCAGATTGCGAAGCAGAAGCAATAGATGAAGCCATTGCAGATGCTTGATTCATAATGATCTGTTTTAAAATCATTGTACCTAATTCAACCAAAGTTCTAAGCATTACCTGAGCAAATCCCTCTAATCCGTCTGACGCTAAACCCATTGAAGATACGATTGATTGACCTAACGCATTAAATGCTTGACCTGCTGTATCGGCAACCATTCTTCCAATGTCCATAATTTTTTGCATCTGAGCGGCAACCTTTTCAGCAGCTGTCGCAGCATCTTCGTCTGCAAATTTGGTTATCATTGCACTTGTTTCGTCAAATTTAGCGCTCATAGCATCTAAATCCTCTTGATCCCATTTAGCCTGCATTGCTGCTTTGTCTGCTGCAAATTTTTCATCAATAGCAGCTGTACTCATATGCAATTTCTCGCGTAAATTAACCTGCTCGTCATAGGTTGAAGCCAATGACTCGTATTCCTTTTGTCTATCGGTTAAAAACTTTGAGGCTTGCGCGTCTGCTGCCGCACGATCTTCTGCTGCAACTTTGTCTTTTAATTTTTGTATTTCGTCTAAATGCGCAATTCTTTCTTTTACATCTTTTTCCTCAGCCGCTTGTTTTACTTTTAATTCTTTTGCTGCCGCTTTTTCGGCCGCTTTTGCTGCCTTAGGATTGTACGCTCCTTTTGATGCTGTACTTGTAGGCGCATTTACTTTATTAAGATCCTGACCCGTTAATTGTGCTGTTTTTTCAATTAATTCGTCAATACCTTTAATTTCTTTTTGAACCATTTCGGCTCTAACATTTTTTCCGTAGTTTCCTACACCGGCAGCTCCGGGAGCATTTTTGTAAACCCAACCCAAAGCATCACTTAATGCTCCAAGGGCTGTTGTTCCTGCATCAACTTCTCCCGTTTGTAATGCTAATTTCTTTTTAGTTAATTCTTCAATTTTAGCATTTCCGGCCATTACCAACGCCTTTTTTCTCAACGATTCAACATAATTGTCCATTGATTTTTTAGCCGCATCTGTACCAATTGTTTCTAATGTAATACCATTTAGGTATTCAGGAGACATCGCATTGATTGCTTTTACCGCTTTTTGCCTTTCTTCTAATGCGACATTTTGATTTTGCGCTAATTTTACTAACCGCTGTAATTCATTTTCCTCTTTTATTGTTGATTTAATTGAATCATCTTTCAATTTGTTCAATTCTCCTTGAACATCAGTCAATTCTTTAAATACTCCTGCTTGAATCAAATAAACAGCAGTCAATCCGGCAACTAATGTTGTAATAGCAACCAATGGGTTTGCCATCATAGCAGTCCATAGTCCTTTAACAGCTTTCGTTGCGTTTGTAAAGCCTGAAATGATATTAGATGATAGGAACCCAACGGCAACCAAAACCGGGCCAATAGCGGCAGCTAAACCTGCCAAAACCATAACAATTGTTTTTGTAGCAGTGGATGATTCAGAAACGCTCACCATAAATGAATTAAACGCTTTTGCTGCTGCTGTAACATATGGCAAAATAATCTGACCAAATTGCGCTCCAACTTGTTTCAAAGATTCAGATAACATACGCATCTGATTCGCAGCGCCTCCGCCTGTTCTCTCAAAATCTCCCTGAGCATTTTTTGTAACAGAAAGCACGTAATTGTAACGCAACATAACCTTTTCGGCCTGCGTCATTTCCTCGTATGATTTCTTAATTCCCTCAGTATATGCGTATTGTTTAACGTTTGCCTCAGTCATTACAATACCTAATCGCTTCAACGATTCAGTTTCACCGGTGAAGATCCCGGCCAACGCTGTTTGAACTTGATCAATACCAATGTTTTTGAATGACGCAAGATCGCCTGCTAAACCAACTAATGACGTCGATAATTTTGCAGCGTCCGATGTGGCAACGCCCATACCGGTTGCCATATCACCGAATAATGCGGCCATATCTAAGGCCGTGCCCTCAGCGATACCAAACGATGTTAGCGCGTGCTTTGCGAATGCTTGTACCTCAGCTGACGAATCTTTGAATGAAACATCAACCTTGTTCATTGATTCGTTAAAATCAGACGCCAATTTAATCGCAGCGCCTCCCGCAAGCGTTAATGGAGCAGTGATGTAAGTGGACATTGACTTTCCGATCTCAGACGCCTGCTTTCCGAAATTCTGTAATTGCTTGTCAGCCCGTGATAATGCCGCTTCTAGTTCCTTAGAATCGCCACTGATGAATACCTCTAATATGTTTGCCATAATGTAAAGTTAAAAAAAAAGCCAACCCGTTATTTGGATTGACTTTTTTCAATTTGCTTCAAAAATGCCTCGAATTGTTCCGGTGTTGATTTCGGTTTGCCCTTTTCTAAATATACATCCTGCGGCAACGGGAATAGCTTATCAGGTGTAATTAATTGAGAGCGCTTCGTGGCTTGCGAATTTATTATCATTGTACTCGTGAATCTGTGCATCTCCCAATGTAAATTCACGTTTACACTCCAAGATTCCCCCAACAACGCATTTTCTTTCCAAGTATTGCGCCAAAAATTATCCGGTGTTATCCCTGCTTGACCAATATAAAAGTCAAACATTGAATCCCACGTTAGGGGTTTTTGGGCTTTGGGTTTTTTGTGGATTTTTCAACGTTTCTTCTCACGCCTGCGTTGAGATCGTTTCCCAAGATCCGTGACTGCATTAAAGTTTCTACGATCAAAGTCAAAGCGCTCTGATCAACGTCCTCCATCCAATCGCCTACCTTGTAGATCGTATAATCAATTTCGTTGCCGTTCTCTTGATCAAAAGCAAGCAATCCGGAATATACCAATGCTCTCATTGAGGACAACGATAAACCGGATCCAAATACTTTGTCGATCTCAGAGATGCTGAAACCTGACGCCTGCTCGAAAGCAGCCCAAAAATTCATTGAAAAATGCAGGGTGCGAATTTTACCGCCAATGTTCAACTGACAATAGCCCCTTTTTTGATTGACTTCCATTTGTGTTTGATTAGGTGTTTAAACTTTAAAACCCGGCACCATTTTTACTGATGCCGGGATCTATTTTGCAATCAACAAATTATGCGTTTGTTGATTTTACGATTGCGCCTGTCAATGTGATTGATCCTGAGAAAGTCACTGCTGCTTCCATCTCTGCTGATTGCTCGATTGATGCAATATAACCCTCAGCTGTGTAGATCACGTCACCTGTTGCTGATGTTCCAAATACGCAAGTTACAACTGTACGGTTTAAAACGTAGTCAACCAATTCTTCTGCGTTAGCAGCTGATGCGTAGTTTACCAAACCGTCAAACGAAATTTCGCCTGAACGTAGGCCACTGATTCCCTCAGACCAACCTGATGAATCTTTTGTAGTAGCGTCTGCGATGTCTTGTGAGATAGACAAAGAACAAGACGTTGTGTGTGCGATAGCCGTTCCCTCAACTTTGATCAATAGGTTCGTGCCGTTAAATACTCCCGATGTTGCCATATTTTTGTTTAATTTTTATGCTCTGATATTTATGCAAATATATTCAAAATCAATTATAGATTTTGCCATTGTATATTTAAGTTTTCCCAATTCGTAAATACCTGATTCCATATCAACCGGGTATCAGTATAAATGCGGCCTGAAATCCTAAAATTAACAGAATACGTTGATACAGTTTCCGTTTCCGAAATTTGTTCAACGTCTGTAATATATCCCAATCCATAGTAAAACATACCGGCCGTCTGAAATACCCATTGAACTTCCGATCTTGTAATAATACGATCCGCAAAATCGTTGAAATTTACCTGATCAGAATAATCGATCAATCCGTCAGCCGAAAATGTAGCCGATCGTTTACCGGCTAAAACTTCTTTCCAACCTTGCGAATCTTTGTTAGTAAATTCAGCCATATCCATCTGTAAGGCCATTGTAGCTGACTTGGAATGACCAAGTGCTACATCGCCCTCATACAGAACTACGTTTGTGCCGTTTACTAATGCCATTTATACAGCAGGGGATTCAATTTCAGGTGTTAATTCCGTTGTTGGAGGAACAGGTGGTACCGGTGGAATAGGAGGAACAGGTGGAATATATTCGCCTGTAATAGTCAAATTTAATTGACTAGCTACCCAATCCCAAGCGTATGAATCAACAGTCCATTGTGTATATGCTTCGCCTGTCATTATTAAAGTACCAAACGATAATTGTTTGATCATTGTAGGATCTATATTTTGTTTATATAGCGAATACGAAAATGTTGCTGAATTGCCCAAAGAAACATTATAAGCGTATGTATCCAAAATTGTCGCTTCTTGTACTGATCCATTGTCCCAAATTGAAACAGGTTCGATTGTTTTCATAATTATAATTCTATGTCCTCTTCAATATTTGTAAATTCTACACCGTCAACCCAATCCTTTAAAAATCCAAATTCTTCTAATCCCTCAGGATTAATTACTTGAATTAATTCAAAATCAACCTCAGTCAAATTTAACTCCTTTGATTTTTCGGTCAATTTTTTCAATCCGTCTTTTGTGTATGAATAGCCTCCATTTTCTTTTAAAATTAGGTTTCCATCTTTATCAACTGACGCATTGTCTAAACGGTATTCCTCAGCTTGTTCCTCATATTTATCCAAATATGGCTTCAATTTTTCTGCAATTTTAGCCAATTTTTTTTGCGCCTTTGTCTTTTGATCTCCGGCAAAATGTTTTAAAACGCGTGATAAAACAATGATTTCTGCGTACTTCTTTTTCATTTTATGTTGATTTGGTTTAATAATATGCAAATATACTGATTATGGACAATACGTTGCACCACTTACAATTTGAATTGATCCGTTGTATCCTGACGGCAAAGTAGTTTGCGAATATCCATTATAATAATAATATGATGGTGACGGATATGATGGCAAAATATATCTTTGGCCATATCCTAATGTAGGAGCAATACGTGTCCAAGCGTCTGCGCCGCCTCCACAGGCTGTTAAACGATAATATGTGTATGCGTTTGCAACTAATTGACTTTTTACAACTAATTCATTATTTGGAACGCCTGATAATGGAGCAGATTGAATATCAATATACGATTGAATTAATTCTTTACGAACGCAACGGCTTGCTGATTCTCCCGATGGCGGCATTGGTAATAATTGCAGGAAATACCCATTATTGCAGGCATCTATTAAGCTATCCCACGAACACGTTTGATTGGATGCCACATTAATCCATTGCATATCAATTAATGTTTAATTGTTTTTCTAATTCTGCAACCCTTTTTTCTAATCTTGCAATTTTAGCCGTGTGAACTTCACGATATGAAAGATTCAATAATCCGTCAATACCTGCGCTTACTGCACTAGGTAAAATTTCTTTTACATCTTGTGCATAATATCCTAATTCTTCTTTGCCATTTTTATAATATAACTTTGCAACCACAGATTCAATTCCTTTTGCTTGATAATTATCTGTAATAATAGTCTTTATTTTTGCATCAGAACTTTCAAAAAATGCTGCTGCATATAAATTATTTGTCACCCTTACATTAGAATCTCCATTACCTACTGACATAATCATAGTTTCACCACCACCGCCAACAGAATTGTTGTAAAATCTTGTTCCACCATAGCCAAAATATGCCCCAAATCTAATTCCTGTGTGCCAATTAATAGTTAGTTTTGTATAATCTCCTCCAATGTTTTCTTTTTCTGTAAAAATTCCATACATTCTTAAATTACCCTCAACGCCTCCAAAACCAATACCGCAATTTAATCCTGTTGCGTATGCGTACGGTGTTGCGCCACCTGTTCCGTAATTTAAAATTGTGTTTGTAGTTAATAATGTAGCATTCAAATTAATAGCGGCACCACTTGAAATAACTAAACCGCCACCGCCATTGTCTTTAATATATTGTCCATTTGCAAATCCAAGACCAACAGGTTGTGTAAAATTAAGAGCACCACTCATTGTTCCGCCGGTTAAAGGAACCGCATAATTGCCGTAATTCAAACTGTTTAAATAATAAACCCATCCTCCAAAATTATTGCCTGAAACGTTTCTTGTAGCTAATCTGTTTGCATTATCTTCCCATCCCCAAGCTACTTGTATGCCCCAATAATTACTTGCATTAGAATGCCTATAATTGTCATAAAACCACCATCCTCCGGGGCCATTAGTAACACCATAATCATCTCCGTTGTGTCTTACTGAACCCGCAGGCGTATTTTGAAAATCAGTATTTGCGTTACCTGTGCTTCCGCATCTATCAATATAATTACTGCCATTTAGGTTTCTAGCAGATCCCGATATATTTGTTTGATCTCCTGTGTTTGTTCCTGATAAATTTGACGCAGATAATGTTCCTGTAAACGATGAGTTTCCGCTTGAATTTATATTGAATATTGGAGTATTCCCGTCTTTGGCAACAAAATAATTATTGCTTGCCCCCGTTCCTGCTACATAATAAGATCCTGACGAAACGCCGCCGCTTCTGCCATATTTAGCAGCAGCTGAATTCTCGGCTGCGTTCCATACAATATGTGGGTTATTTATCATAATACCTGCTGCTCCTCCTGCTCCAATAGTTACATATTGCGTTGCTCCATCGCCCCATTGACTTGTTGAATTAACCACGAATGGCGCCCAAGTTCCTGTACCTCCTGTATTAATTGTTAATCCTGAAAATGACGGAGAATTACCTGTACCAAGATTTTGATTAATTGTGTACGCAGTTATATTTCCGGCATTATCTGCAATCCTTGCTGAATCAACACGAACACCAAATGAATATTGACCATTCCATCCCATTAATGTCGGATTTGTTGCTTGCCAAGCAATTGTTGCATTTGTTTGTGAAACACTTGTCCCTGATGGTGATGTTCCTGCTGATGCATCAAAAATCACGTGTCCATTTCCCCAATTTTTCCAAGCTAATAATCCTACAACATTTCCAAGTACGGTTGCATCATTCCAATTTGATACAATTCTATTTGGAACCGAATAATTTGCAACATTACCTGCGTGAATAATTCCGTATTCTGTGTCTGAATTATCAGCATTTACAACGGTATTATTTGACAAAATTACTTTACCCATCCCATTTACACCCAATGAATTTATTCGCAATGTATTCCACGCGCCCATTGAATTTGTGTGCCCAAAAATTCCGGATTTACCTGCATAATTACCAATAAATGTACCAACATCTGATGATGCATTATATGATCCAATTATACCACGCCAAATGGCTGATGTACCATCAACTTGTGCTCTATAACCAATATATGTTGTGGTATTATTTATAATTCCGGTCATTGTTCCGCCTGATAATTGCAAATAACCCGATAAACTCGGAAATGCTGAAACCGATCCATCTGCCATTAATACTTGACTTGATGTTCCTCCGTCTTTTACAATCGTTCCATAAACTCTTAATCCGGCTGATGTCATTCTTGCAACTTCGGCAATTACTCCCGCATCTGCTTTCGCAAAGAATCGCAAATCAGCGCCATAATTTGTTGCTGTTGTTCCAACCAAATTTGATTGAATTGCTGATCCGACAATTCGCGATGAATCGTTCTGCGAAAGAATAAATGATAAACCTCCAATCAATCCGCCGTTTGTTGTTGTGCCTCCAACTGCTTCAAAACCAAAGGATGCAGATCCAAACGCTGCGCCTGTCAATGTACGCCCATATCCGCCTTTATTTGGCGTTGAATAAGCAATACCGATCGACGTTCCGTCATCGAATATATTTGAAGATCCGATATTTGCCGCAGTAGTCCATTTAGGAATATATCCGGCTGATCCTGAACCTGTAACAGGGCTTGATAATGTAGAAACAGATCCGTCAGCCATAAGGAACTCAGATGCCGTTCCGCCTGATTTTACAAACGACGTTGCCGTGATATTTGCTGCCGTTAAATCCTTATTAAACGTAATTAAACTTGACGTAATTCGAACAATTTCAGCCAAAACACCGTTGTCCGGTTTTGCGTAAAATCTTAAATCTGCGCCTAAATTAGTTGCTGTTGAACCTGAAATATAAGATTGAATTGCCGATCCAATTCTACGCGTTGAATCATTTCCTGAAATTATCATTGAAAGACCACCTATCAACGAACCATTAGTTGTAGCAGCACTAGATGCTTCAAATCCAAATGAATTTGACGCAAATCCTGAACCTGTCAATGATCTACCGTATGCGTGATAATTTACGTTTGTAGATCCAATTCCCATTGACGTTCCGTTGTCATATAAAATCGAACTTCCAAGAACAATCGCAGACGTCCATTTTGGAACGTATCCTGATGATCCTGCACCTGAAATAATATCTCCTGTAATTTCTGCAACGCTGCCATCGGCCTTTAAATACTGAACTGATGTTCCGCCCGTTTTTACAAAAGATGTAGCAGTAATACTGCCTGTTAATGTTCCGCCTGTAAGATCCAATTTTAAATCTAATCCTGCAATAACTGCGTTAATTGACGGATATCTTGTGGTTGACGGGTTTAAATTTGACGATAAATTTGACAATCTTTGATATGTAGTATCTGCGTCCGTTGTTGTCAGATACGTTGAATTGTCGTATGATATTGTCGTTCCTGACGCCTTTACAAATCCTGTTCCGTTTAATTCCGCCTGAGGCGTATATCCAAGCACCGTTGCTATGCTTTTATTTTTCCACAATCCTGTTGAAGATTCGTAAAACAAACCTTGATTGTTGGCTTTTGATTGAATCAAAACATCGTGTAATTCTTCAATCTCAAACCCGTTTTGAACGTTTACAAAAATTTCGCCATTATTTGATTGTACGCGCGTTACGACTCCAATGTAAACCATATGAGCAGGCGCTACCGGTTTATTCGCTAAACCAAAAATCAATGCTCCATTAACACCTAACCAAACAGGATCTCCTGCCTGAGCAGCCGACGTATCCAATCCGGCAATTAATCCGAATGTCACGCATTTAACTAATGCGTTTGTTGCGCCGCCTGTTTCAAGTAAACCAAACGTTTTTGATGATGTAGCCTCAGATGTATTTGACGCAGCCGAAACAATCATATTTGTTCCGTTTGCAGATGAAACGTAAACCGCCGCACCTTTTGCTAGCGTTTGGCCTAATTTTACCTCATTTTTGGTTTGTGTGGCGTAATTATCAATCCAATGAGTATTATAGTCAGTTGCGTCTATTTTAGCTAAAATTTGGCCTGCTGTGCCACCTGTTGGCAAGCCTCCTGATATTGTCGGAAACGTTGCTAATGACCCATCTCCGCGAATGTATTGAGATATTGTGCCGGCCGGATTATTGTATTTTGCATTTAAAGCAGTTTGTAAATCCGTTTGATCTGATAGCGTTCCTGATATATTTCCCCAAACAGCCGCAGTACCTGCAACCGTCCACGATCTATTTGCGCTAAGATCGTATGTTGTACCGTTGATCGTCAATGTACGCGCGCTTGTTACAGGCGTATATCCTAAGGCCGCAATGATTTGAGAACTTGTAATGCCGGTCAAATAGGTATTTGAATCCAACGATCCGTCAGCCTTTAAAAACTGCGTTGCTAAACCGTTAGTAACCTTGTATTTGTTTGCTCTTAGAAACCCTTGCGAATCGATGAAAACATTTGAGCCGCCGCCAAAACCATCTGTGATTTGTTTTTCGCTTGCCGTTAGGATGTCATTGTCAATGGTTTTTAACAATGCTTTGTATGTTTCCGCTACTAATTTACCGGTTAATGATGCCATTTTTTACCTGCTTATTTTAATGCAAGTTAAAAAATAATCAGCCTTGTTTTATAGAACACGTAACCGATAATGATAATTGATTCGAAAAATATAGTGATAATAGCCCAAGCAGGCACTACGTTTTTGATCACTTCTTTGTTCGAAATTTGAAAATTGTCAGATTTTGATAATTGATATTTTGATTTGTAAACTGATTCGATCGAATCAATGTCGATTTTGGCCTCAATTCTGCCGCGTGAGGAACGAACAGTGATTGTTCCTTGTGGTATTACAAATTTCGAATAAAAGGCCGTTAAAATGCCCGCAGAATCACAAGGATTTTCAATGATAATTGAATCACGGAGCGCCTTTGTTTTATAGATCACGTCTGACGTATGGATCGTGTCGTATTTTACAATGGTTGATTCTTTGATTATTGTCTTTGACGGTTTGCAACTAGCAAACAAAACGATCGCGATGATTAGGAATTTTTTCATTACAGTATCAGGTACCCTTGTGAATCTATTTTTTTTGCATTATACATCGCGAATAATTCCGACGGCGTTTTGCCGAAAGTCTTTTGAAAATGCGGCGCGTCCGGGAATTTCTTCCAATCTCCTCCCCATTCCCATCCATACTTTTTGAATACGGCTACAACTTCCATCCAATCTGCCTTGCCATCTCCGTCAAAATCCTTTTTAATATCCCAAGAAGCAGATTTGCCGTCAATCAATACAATGTCGATCGCCATCCCGTAATTATGAACACTCAATCCCGGTTTTGCCTTTGTAACAATTACGCCCGGTTTTGTTCTGCCCTGAGCATATATTGCCTCTTGTTCTTTAAAAGTTCTCAGTGTATATGCGAATCTGCAAAACGCTTTGCCTCTCAGAGCGTTTACAATTTCATCATAAATTACGGCAACCTCAGCGCGCAATTTTGGATGTACTAATTTAATGCGATCTAATGTGATTTGATCTTTCATTATTCCTGATCAGATTTCTTTTTTACAGGCTTGCCGTGCTTCAAATTATGATTTTCTTCACGCAAGTTTTCAATTTCGACCGTCAATTCATCGACTTTCTTTGATAGCTGATCCACTTTCGCTTCCAACTTCTCATTCATTTGGGTAACCATATCAATCACGCGCTGAGAATTTTCTAATTGTATTGTACTGATATCTGCATTCTCTTTTCGCTTCCCTAAGATCCACGAAATTAACGCCGTGATTGTAGATGATACTAGGCCAATGATGGCATCCCTTGTTTCCATTATACTGTTTGTTGGATTTTATTACTGATTTCGATAATTCCACGAAAATACGTGTGATCGCGCTCATCGTCAACCATATACGTTGAAGATTCTTTCACGCAGGTAAATACATTGAATCCGTCAGCTGACAAATCAAAATATCCGTTTGAACGCGTCCTGATTAATTCTAAAATACGATTGATCGCCTGATTTGCGGTTAATTCTCCGCCTGCGTCTGACGCAAAACGCGTTACAACCTCGATTCTTGTGATTGTTTCAGTGATATACGATGACTGATTAAAATCTGTTTCATCTGAGGAAACTGAATACACTAAAATGTACGGGAATGAAGCCGATGACGGAACCCGGTTATACACGCCAAAAGTAACGCCGCCAATAACAACATTGTTGGTCAAACGCGTAATGATCGCCTTGCGTATAAATTGTATTGGTTCTAACATTATTTGGTTAATTGTTTTAATTTTTGGTACAACCGTACATTCAATAACCTCATTTCAGTCCGGATCGCCGGGAAAAAATAAGGCCGCGCGTACATATTTTGTTTCTTGATTCCTTTGCCTTTAAATTGCTCAGCGTATGATGATGGAAATCCTGCCTCTTGTAAAAATCTCAAAGTAACTCCGCGACCTGTACCAAACTCAACGTATGGCGCATAAGGAGCGCGCGCTGCGATCATTACGTTTGAATTGTTTTGTCTTTCGTATGCGATTGAATTGCGAAGATTTCCGTTGTCGTGAGGCGCTGTTTCTTTCATACGCTTAACGGCTGCCGCAGCTGTCGCAGTTAATTCATTGGACAATTCTTGCCCGGCAAAATACTTTAAATCTGCAATTTGTTTTTGCAGCATTAAAATTTGCTTTGAATCAACCTTTATTTTGATCATTATCCCTCAATTTTTGTAGCCGTCATTTTTACCCAAAAGTTTTCAAACGTTTGAAAGTTTGAATTGATTCTGTATAAAGCCGAAAAACCCTCAACCTGTAACACGTCCTCATTAGCAATTAAATCAGCCGTTTCCTTGCGTATTGTTATTTCAATCTCAGTGCTTTTAAGACGCACGCCCATTCTCTCGTCAATATCGCCTTTTGTTTCTTGAACACGGCACCATACTGTATCAATAGTAACATATCCGCCCGGAGTGAATCCGCCGTAGCCGTCAGCAGATTTTGCCATCCTTTTAATCAAGATGCGCTGCTTTAAAATTGATGCCGTGTTTGATATTGCCATTATATAAATACTGATTTTATGCCGTCTAATAATTTAGCTGATGCGCTTGGAACTTCATTGACGCTTTGACCTACAACAAAATCTGTACGATTATCATAATATGTAGAAACCATCATAAGCAACGCCTGCTTTAATAGGCCGTCACTCATTCCCTCTGTCGTAAAATCAATTTTTATGTTTGATCCTAGTGGCTCGATCTCAACCATCGGATCGCCTAAACCGTAAACAGTAAATGAAACCGCAATATCTTTTACAGTAACTGCGTCCACTGATGCTACGGGGCCAAATGGAACGTCAATAAATCCTGAATCGGAATAATCTAAATAATATGTGCGCTCTTTTGCGATAATATCGCGGCTCATATAATTTTCAGCAGCTGTGTGAGCGGCCTCGATCATCCAATCAATCAACGTATCATCTGCCGTTGTATCAATACGGATATAATTTTTCGCATCTGTTCGTGAAATAATTGGTGTTCCAATTACGTCATTAATCTTGATCTGCCGCATCCTTTTTTGCTTTGTTGCCCTTTGTCTTGTAAACTATTTTTTGCTCTTTTGTTTCAGCCTCAACGGCCTCAGGTTTTGCTTCAATAACCACCGGCTCATCTTCAACCTTTGTGCCGAAATTATTTGCTAAATAATGTCTTTCAACGTCTGCTGACAAATTCACTATTTCGCCTGCTCTGTGGTACCCTGATTTGTTATCAAATACCGTTTTTCTCATTAAAACTTTGCCCATAATTGTGCTATTTTTTGAACAAATATAAAAAGAAAAGCCACCCAATAATTAGGTGGCCTCTCTTAATTTGGAATTGTATTAAAACTAAACCCCGATTGCAGCGATGTCCGTTGCAAATGTACCCTTAACGATTGCCAAAGGTGCGTAGTTAGTCAATGCAATACGCTCTTGTAAACGTACAGTAACAAAACCATCACGTACGTTTGTTCCATCCTCACGGAAGAATTCAAGTGATAAGTTTTCGCGTACCCACATTTGCGTTGCTAAGCCAAAGTTTCCAACAAGGTATGTTCCTGCTGTGATCGCTGTATTAACTACAACCGGAACTCCTAAGAATTGTGGTTGTAAGCCCATATATACTTGATCTTTCAAGTATTCGTTTGTAGTAGCTTTCAATAACAAGATTTTGTGGAAATCTGTTGGATTAACCATAATGTAGTCAGGACGGTAATTAACCAATGCTAATTGGTTGATTGCTACCGTTAAAACGTCAAATTGGTTGGCTGCTGTAATTGTATCAGCAAATCCGCCTGCTGCGAAAGCAGTTGATCCTGATGTTACGATACCTGAAATGTTCGGTGCTGTACCGTTTCCGTAAAGTAATTGAGCATCTTCAACTGTTAATAACTTCTCAGGAGCGCGAGCTGCTAAGTAAGATGTCAACTGAGGAGTATCTGCTAACATTTCCTCAGAGATACGGAAATATGTACCGATCTTTTGAACGTTAGCATCGTATGCTGTTAAATCAAAATCTGATTCAGCTAATGTAGAACCTTGCGCCTTTGTAGAAGCACCGTTGTCATATGCTGATTCACGTACGTAACGTACAACCTCTGCGTTTGTAGAACCTTGCGCCAATAATTGACGAACGTGTACAGGGTTTGTTGGATCGTACTTGATACCCGGAACGTATTGAGCCGGGATAACTTCGCCTGTGAAATTAGCAGCAACAGTCATATCGCCTGCTTTGATTTCAAATTTAGCTGAACGGCTAGATCCGTTGATTAATCCCTCTAAACCGCCTTTTGTGATACCATCAACCAAAGATTGTTTGAATGATTGAGCGTTTGCTCCTGATGCTGTTTTCTTAGCAGCAACCTCAGCTGCGTCGATGCGGCCGTGAATTTCAGTGAATTTAGCTTCTAAATTCTTGATTTCAGACTTTAATAATTCGTCTGCTTTGCCTGTTGCTGACGCAACTGCTTGACCCTCCGCTTTTGCGATACGGCCGTCAATAGCTGAATTTAATTCATCTAATTGCTTTTTGATTTCTTCTGTCATCTTATTTGGATGTAATTTGATTGTTTAAGTATTTAAAAATTTCCGAAATATCCACCTGTTTAACTTCCGGCTCAGTGACAATTTTTGCCGGCTGAGTGGTAACATCAATAAACAATGATTTCAACTTCATCAATTCTGCTTCAATAGCGTATCCAAGTTCATCAGATACGTTTTCTTTTTTAATCATTTTTGCTAGCACGTCAAAACGTTTTGCTAACAATTCCTGATTGATTTCTCCTTTTGCGTCTGTAATTAAGGCCATTGGGTTTGCCGCCAATGTAACGCAAGAAATTTCGTACAATTTAACCTCTTTCAATTCGCGTACACCATCTTGTCTGTAATTCTTAACGATCGGCATAATTCCAACTGAATTTTCAGTTATCACGCCATTTTTCATTAATAACAAAACATCTTCGCCCATTCTTGTTTTTGGAACCTCAGCCACAAAATATAATCCGGTGCCATCCTCACGTAATTCCGTGAATTTGCCCAATGGCTGATCGATTCTGTGTTGGTTGCAATACCGAACGCGTGAACCGTTTTCCATTAAAGTTTTGGCGTATGCGCCTTGTAAAATAATGTCGTTGTCTGAATCTATATTGCCGAAAATTGAGCCGTAACCGGACACAATGCCGTTTGCCTCGTCAATATCATCAATACCAATGGATGTTTGCTTATAAATCATAACGTATCTTTTGCTCAAAATTAGTCAAATAGCTAATTAGAAAACAGAATATGAAAATTAATTTTATCCGCCTAGATTTTCGCCGGCTACAATAGCACCGGTTGCTCCTGTAATTATCTCAGCGCTACTGATAGCATCGATCACGGCCGCTTGCGCCAAGCCTAAACCAATACCTGTAATTTGAGCGCCAATCGTATTTGCTCCTGCTTTCGGCAATACGATCATTGAGCAACGGCAATTAATTACATTGCTTGCTGAGCCATTAGGATCGCCCGGCCTTTGTAAAGATTCGCCGCCAACTGAGAATTTACCGTTGAATGCTACAACTTGGTTATTTGCGGCACGATGAGCGTCACGAACTCTTGCGTCATATCCTGATTTCCAAGTTTTGGTCATATCCTGTCCGGGAAACAGATTGAGCGCGGCCTGTTCCGTTGCGTAATTGGCAGCATTCGTTGCCTCAGTGCGCACGATTCGCTTTGCTTGATAGTCTGCAAGATAATCGAATTTTTGACGCAGCATTTTGGATTGTACCTTTTCTCCTGCCGTCATAAAAACCGGATCAGCCATAAACTGACGTATTGTATTTGTCAAGGTAGCTTGCGCTGTGCTTGATACCATTGTAATTCTTTGACCGCCTACCTGAGCGCCCATAAACGCAAACGAATTAAGCCAAATTGATTGCATATTTGCAGGATCCGCTTTGGGTAGGTATTTATCAACGTTTTTCGTGTACCAATTTGCGAATTGTAAACCGATTTTTGAATACATACCAACATACATATCCATATATTTCGAATCCTGAAAAAACTGCTGCGCTGTTGCGCTAGTCATTGACTGAATCTTCAAAAATAGATCGATTGCCTTGTTATATTCGGCCTGATAAAACGCCGTAAAATCGCACACTGAAATACGCTCTGCCTTTGTTAATTCGTTCTCAAATTCGTCAGCCCAATTATCCTGCGCTTTGACTTCTTTCGCCTCCTCAAACAAACTGTTACAAACTGCAACGCGTTGATCAACGGAATCAAAATCATTGACAATGTTAGTATCAATAACACAACGACCCATAAAATCATTGCGGCTCTCATCCTGATTCGGTTTAGGCAACGGCATATTATTGAACGTTTAGCGGCTTTGGATTCTCCAAAGATTGAAGCGTTTGATTTTGAGGCATTAAATTAGCAGGAATGAAATAGTCATCCATAAACATATTTTCAACGTCCATTGCGTAGTTCATTGCGTCGCGCTTCTCATTAGGAGTGATCCACCAAGCGTTTGCTAGCTGAGTGACTAATTTGTCAACCTCTTCTTGCATTTCGCTAATCGCAGTAAAATCAAAATCAATGTATAGATCGCTTCCAAATTTAGGCGTCAGCCATCTGTTTAATTCGTCACGGATCTTGATTAATTCAGGAATTACCGCATTTTGATAAAGCGCCTTTTTCGCCTCTTTCATATTGTTGTAAGTGGACGAATCTGTGTTATTAAGCAACTGAACCGGGATATTGTAAATGTTACAAAGATCCTTTACAGTTCCGTTGTATTGCTCAATCAACGAAAGATCCGATGCGCTCAAACCAAAATTGACCCACGAAAGATCCTTTGGAGTGATGATGATATCGCCTGCATTTGAGGCGCCTTGATAATTCCTGCGAAATTTATCTTTTAACGCTTGCGCTTGTACCTCTGTCAAGTTTCCGTCCTTTGAAATAAGCATTCCGCGTGACGTTTGATTTTGTAAATACTTTAATCCGGTTGTTACGGCTTCGTTGTTGGACGATAAAACACGCAGGCCGGCGCGCAATGGCGATTGCCCGTATAGGTTTGAACCGCTGCTGTCGTAGTCCGGATTAAAATCTTTGATATGGCAAACTAATTCAGGCGCCACTTCAATCATTGAATTGTATTGAATTTTATAACCTGCCACCGGCTGCATTACGCCTCCTGAAACGATCTCAACTAATTGAGACGGTAGATTGTACAACTCTTGAAATTTACCTGCATTTGCTCCTGTATCAGGCGCAATTCCATAAATGTAACGGTTGCCGGTTAATTTACCGAAAGCAACAATTTCTCCCAACCAAGCAGAAAATGATTGCTCAGGATTTGGGCGCTTTAATAACGCTTCAAGATCCGTGTCTTTCACTTCTTCAAACGCTCTTTTGCGTAGGATATTTGCTTTGTACATCGCATTCCCGTCCATTATTCCGGACGTCATCGCCTTGTATTGCTTTGCCGTTCCCTCGCTTTTTACACGATAAACGGTCATTGGAATCGTTGTTGCCGCTTTTACAATTAGATTAATGATTGAATATACGGTGGCATTTCTTTGGTATCCGTCACGAATGTAGGTTTCTTCGTTGTCCTCATTCATTATGATGTTTGTACCTAGCCAAGTGTAGATCAGATTATTGTACGCCGGATTGGTTCCGCTTGTCAATGCTTTGGCAATCGATTGCCGCAATGTATCAAGTATTGATGCCATTTGTATCGCTTTTTTTTCTCAAAAATACACATTTAAACTACAAAAAAATCAGATCGATTTTTGTATTTGGTATAAACACCGTACCGGATAGCATCCATAAGGTGGTTGTGCTTGTCGATCGGCTTGTTTACAATCGTGCCGTCCTTTAATTGCTCCCAAAAATAAAACTGAAATTCGCTGAACAAATTTGACGATTCGGCTGAACAAATCACTTCGTGTTCTTTTAGCAAACTGATTCCGGCCTTGATTGATCCCTCTCCTTTGATCGCAGGAATTGCCAATATATCCATCTGTCTCAACTCCTCAATCGATTTTGGCTCAGCTGATTCGCAATAAATAATATGCTCATTTATTTTCTTTTCTTTCAAAAAGTCTGCAATATCACGGTTTGTCATTCCTTTCTTGTACAGAATTTCGTGAATGAACAATTTATCGCCAACCTTTGCCAACTGAACGATCGCCGTAGGATCGTGACTAAATCCAAAGTCAAGGCCGTAAAATACGTCATCAAATTCAGGAAATTCCGCCTTTGGAATAAATTTCCAATTAGGGAATATCTGCCTGTCACTAAACACCGCACGTTTTCCCTCGCCGTACACGCGCCAATAGTCCGGATCTTTTTCACGCAATCGCTCAATTTCGTTTACCAACTCCGCAGGTAAAAATTTATTGTCTTTGTAGGTTGAGATCCAACTGTCACAATCGTCACGCGTGATCACGTCATCGTAGATCCAATGGACAGGATCAGACGGATTAAAATCGCAAATCATCTCATCCGTTGTACGCATTAATAATTGCCTGAAATCTTCATAATCAAGTTCGTTTACCTCATTACAGTAGCATATATTTCGTTTCCGGCCTCTAATTTTCTGAGGCTCATCGACTGAAAGAAATTCAACAACGTGATTGCCGAACGTGTACGTGTTTTCTGATTTGTTATGCTGCCCTATAAACAGGATCCCTAAATTGTCTAGGATTTCAAGAAAATCGCGTTGTACGGATCCTTTCAAGGCCGGCAATGTTTTCCGGACGATCGAAATAACAAGCGGCTTTTTTGATGACGTTAATTTGTAAATCAGGTATTGACAAAGCGCATAAGTTTTCCCCGAACGTGTACCGCCCTGATGAACCTTAATACGTTTGTTGCTGTTTAGCGTCTGAAAAAATTGAACGTTGCATTGCTGCCCTATTCGTTTTCGATTGTTGCCGGTGTCCATTCTATTATGGCAGATTCAATGCCGGTTTCGTGTACAACCTCTGTGCGCTCAACGTATCCGCGTTTTTTGCCTTTGGTCTTTAAATAGAAAATTGTTGCTGTTGTATTTCCCTCCTTTATCTGCTTGTGTAATTGAGATTCAGCAAAGTCAAGCGTCATATCTGATAATGATTCAACGGCCGTCTTGTACTCAGGATCATTGCGCAACCAATCGTAATGAACTGTGCGATCGATCCCGGCGGCCTTTGCGGCTGTCGTTACGATCCCCAACGATTTTTCCAATGCTTCAAGCATCTTCTTTTTGTTCATTTTAGTCACGCGCGCTATGGTTGCCATATTATAGTCCTTTAAATGCTTTCAACGGATAAAACACAAGACTGTTTCTGTATCCGCCATCAAATTTCGGAATAATTGGCGTAACTCCGTGCACATTTCTCCAAGCAGGATAAACCAACATTGAATTGTCGCAAGAATCCATCGTTGCGCCGTAGTCAGGCACGGTTGTATTGCCTCCGCTTGCGTTTTCTTTTTTTGCAATGATAACATTTACACATCCCTCAAAATTTCCTGCATCCCGGTGGAACGGGGCTGAGATATTGTAATTTGAAATTGATGACGTGAATAAATTACCAAATCGCCATTTTTTATCAACGTTTGTGCTAATTATATCCAACTGCTTTTCATAAATGTTCGGCGCTATTTTTTTAATGATCTGCTCACTTTCGTTACAAAGCATAAGCATTGCCTTGATAAATGTATTTGCTGTTTTTACCTGATGAACCGATGAAATAGACGGGTATGGGCGCTTCATATGTGGTCTAGGTGGAACGCTACCAAGGATTGTGCTAAATTGCTGAACCCTTGCCGTATTGCCTTGTTCTCCGCTTGTTCTGTTCATTGTACTTTTGGGTACATTCTTGCTTCTAAATTCCGTGTTTGCGATCGCGACTAATTGCGCGGCTCTCTCAGAATAATCTGCAATGTTTTTGATGTAGAACCCAATAGGCTCCCCGTTTACCAAAAAAATTGTGTCCTCAGTGATATTTGGCTCAATATCGCCGCAAACATCGCCAATTTTAACATTATGCTCTATTTTAACTAATTCAATTGATCTCATTTTCTATTATGTTAAAAAATTCGTGTTTAGTTTGCTTTAAAGGCTGATTATTATCAATTATGTACAATTTACGCAACCCGTTTGTTTTACTTATCATTGAAATGTGGTTTTTCAATTTATTATTGAACGTGTCCACGTTTATCAGTTTACCGCGCTCAGCGATGCGTTTTGCGTTATTTTCGAACGTTGTTTTTAAATACACCAAAACAACACTGAAATGCTTATTTAAAATTTCAATATCCTTGATTTGGCAATAGTAGTTCCCGGCAATGATAACATTTTTGTCCTTGTTCTCAATTATTGTTTTTAGGACGTTTTCTTTTGCGAATTGAGATAGACTGTCAGCGCCATTGATTTGCGTGCCTACAACCCAAACGTTCGGCCTAATTTCCAAAAATATACTTTCTTGCCGCGTTACGGTTTCTTTAATTATAGACGATTTGCCGCATCCGTAATTACCTACAAGAAAAAACGCCTTATTTTTTACACTCATACAGATATTTCCTTTCAAAAGTTTCTTCACGGAATTGCCACAAAACGTTCCAATAAACGCCGTTTGTTACTGCCGCTTCCATTTTCTTAATTTCGCCGTACATCCTGTCAATGTAGTATCCAACATACCGGCTGCCTCTGCGATATTTTTTATAAGCACAAAGTGTAGTTTCAATCTGAAATACGTTGCCGTCATATTTCCGTAAAAAATCAATAAATGAATTGTGTAACAAAATGGCGTCATTCTTTGTAATTTTCTTGTCCACTAGATCGATTCGATCAATGGCGTATGCCAACCCGTTCCGGCAAGATTCCGCTTCAAGCATATTCAGGTAGGTTGGCTTATGATTAATGTCTGTAATGTTATTTAACACGTCAAGGTAGTTAAATAGACTGAATCTACCGAAATACTTGATAGCCTCCATTTTCTTGTACATTTCCTGCCAATTCTTTGAGCGAAAATAGTTTTGCTGACTATTCTTGACAAGCGCCTTATAAGACTTGAAGCAATCAACAAATTGATTGTTAGATTTGATCCTTTGGCGATCGGTTTGAAAAATACAATTATCCTTTTTAGCATTCCACCAATTAGTAAGCCTATTCACGTCAACGCATTCAAAATCCGGAAATTCGTTGTAGATGTAAAACACTGTTGGCGCGCAATAGCAAGTTCCGTACAAAAACGCGATCCAATACCGTTGCTCAATATTGAGTTCAAACCTGTCCGAAAGGTATTTTAAACAAGTTATTGACGGATCAATATCTTTTGCTTCAAGGCTCATCCGGTGATATGTAGCATAATCGATGTGTGACATTAAAATGCTATCTTTTTAAGATTTGACAATTCAACCGCAAAATCAATCCCTGAGCGCTTCATAATATCATTCGTGCTTGCTATTAATTGCGTTCCGTCCTTATCAGCAATATACAATGGCCTCTTTGAGTTTTTCATTGCTACCAATTTACCGCCTGATAAACCAACCATTGCAAACGTGATTGATTTGCTAGATAAAAACGCAGGATCGTCCATTTTGTGTAGCAATAAATAGCCGTCATTATCTCCTTGAAGCGACATATTGTATTCCTGTTCCATTTCGGCCTTTGTTTTCTGCGATATAACGCCGTTGAAAGCAATCGATGTTTTGCCGTCTGATAACGGTTGATTGTTGTCAATTTCCTTATAATCGCCTGAGGTACTGTACCTAAAATGGGCAATAAATTTGTTAGGCGCTTTTTGGTGTAATGCTGAAACGAACTGATCATAATCAAGAAATTTGTTAGTCAATAGTTTTCCTGCGTCATAATAGGAGAATCCAAAGCTATGGATCCCCCTAATTTTGCTGTTCTCAAAGACTTTCGTCAATAGATCGCGATTGTAAACACCCGAAAAACCAATGATTGAACACATTATTTCAATTTCTCTTCTTTCAATTTCTCCATTAAGAATCCACCAATGTATAATTCGCGGCCTCTCCAAAATTTAACCAATTCTTGCGCCTCCTCATAATGCTCAGGCTCAAATTCAATTTGGATCGCCTTGCGTACGCCGCCGGCCATATCGCCTAGCTGATCTGTTAGATCCTCAGAATCAAGAATTGAATAATCAGGCTCATCGTTGTTTTGCCATACGTCAAGCCCCCAATCTGCTAATAATTCTGCATCCCATTCATTTGCCAAAGCATCCCAATCCCATTCTCCAAACCCTACGTTGTCCTTGATGATAAATTCTTTCTGCTGCTCAGGCGTCAAATTAGACGCTTTGATGATCGGCACTTTTTTCAGGCCGGCCTCTTGACACGCTCTCAGGCGCATATTACCGCCCAAGACAATCATAAATTCGTCCACGATAATAGGACGCAATTCAAGCATCTCAGGAAAGTCTTTGATCGACTTAACAAGTCTTTTAAATTTGTCATCCTTGATCAATCTAGGGTTATTTGGATGAGGAATAACCAATTTAATGTTTACGTGTTCTATCATTTGTCCTTAATTTTTTGTCCATTTTGATTAACAAAACGGTTTGTTGTAAATGTATTGTAGTCAGGACAGGATTCGAACCTGCACCAATTATTAGGATTCGAACCTAATTGCGCTGCGTCTGCCGCGAGGAATGATCCCCCTATTCCGCCACCTGACTGTTTAATGCTATCCTTTAAATTGATTCAATTCGCGATTGATATACCACTGAGCCTTTTCAAGATCCTGCTTTTTATTGCCTTTCTTATTACATCTCAATATGTATTTGATTGCGTTTCCAAGATTGAAGCCTAATTCAAATGATTCAATAACTTCAATGGATTCAATACCGCCTGCTGATTTGTAGTGCGGAGGCTGATTAACCAAATCAACCTTTTCGTGAGGTTCAACGTAATTCATTTTTTTGTTGTTTAGGGAAAAATGTGCTTTTGATCCGGCAGTTATTCATCACCCAACTGCGTTGTAAATTTATTTAATTTTTCCATAGGTTTGACATTGGTTTTTCCCAACAATCAATTCCGTATGATTTTAGCAAAATATTAATCTGTGTATTCAATGAATCTTTCTTTGTATCATCCATTTGATCCATTTCCATTCCAAGCATAAAAAATGACTCCATTGCTGTGCAGGCATTTTGGAATGTATCCAATGCATCTGGCAATTCTGGATCATCGTTTCTGTTTGCCGGGAATAATATGGCCATTGTTTTTTCCAACTCCCTAATCATTTGCTTTGTCACCATCTTAACTGCCTGTTTGTTTGCCGGATGTCCGTGCCACGATCCATCAATAAAATCCAACATATTTTGGCACAATGCAAAGAATGTCAATAGTCTAATTTTGTCTTTTGTAGTTTTCATCGGTTTGTTTTTTTGTCAATTCAGGCCATTTATTGCCTTGTATTTTTATGGTTTGCCTATGTCCAACAATTCACGTGGAAATTTATATGGATCAATGCACAAATCAAGTTTTATGATTTTATGAAATATCATTAATTCCTGTATTTCCTCAATAATTTCAATTGCCTCCTCACGTGTTATGCCATCGGAACATTTGATGTCACCGTGAACAAATATATCCTCATCTTGAAATTTCATTGTAGAAAATTTTAAAATTGCGTACACGGTTATAAACTACAATTTTTTCCCTTTCTGATCCGTAGGTTAGCCGGGCCACACAGGTTTCCAGAAATAATTTTGGATTGTGAATTGTTTCCCACTTATTCACCTTGATTGGCTGTTCTGTGAAATCAGGATCAGCAATTTTTTCATTGGCCCAATCAATGGCCTTTTGTCTGTTAATATTCATCGTATTGTCATTTGATTTTCAAGTTTCCCATCTGTGTATCCTTCCCTGTATGCTTTCATTATTTTGTCTTGTTCCACAAATCTTTGCCCCTCATAATATTTTAGCTTTTCAATCAACTCATCCAATGAACGCACAATTATGTATTCATATCCGCAATCCCTTGCTTTCTGTTCGAAATCCTTTTGGTTTGGCTGTTGATAATTGCCTGCAATTTTGACTTCAACAAATAGGCCGTGAAATGTTTGGTTTGGCAATAGTATCAATAAATCAGCCACACCGGCTTTGACTCCCTCAGCCTTTAATTTGGCCGCAACTGCTTTGGATCTTAGTCCGCCATTTGGTATTGCAAAAAACGTGTAATTGTTTAAATCCAAATATGTTGCCAATACCGTTTGCAATCTGTGTTCGTGTTCGTTTCTCATTCTTTATAAGGTTTAATATTATAAATTTTGCCTAAATCCTTAAAAAAATTTATGACTTGTTGCCTTTCTTTTTCTTGCTTAATAACCTCATAATTATTTTTATTAAGCAAATACCATTGCTTTTTCATTTTTTTCAAAATACTCATTGCTCATTTGGATTAAATGTTGCCCAAGATTTCGATGCCTCATAAATTGCCTTTGCCTCATCAGCATTGCCAACAATATTGCATCTCAACGTGATTTCAACGGTTGCCATGTCATCTTTACAATCATCGGTCACAATTGTTTTAACAATATCAGGAATTTTCCAACCCCCTTTTGCCAATACAAATTGCTGTCCATTTTCGGTATAAACCGTTGCAAAATTTTTATTAGGTGTTTTCATTATAGTTTTGTTTTAATAGGTTTTTACAATGCTGACTTCATTTTGTTTTTCCCTAAATTCAATGAATTTTTCAGCCTGTTCAATTGATACAAATTTATCTTTATATCCATATTCAGTCACAAATTTTACCTCAATCCAATCCTCAAATTTCATCCACAAAAATTTGTCGCAAAAATATTCCTCAACGTGAAATGTAGAATTGTATCCAATTTCAGGAATATAATTATAAACACCGCTTAAATTTGTAGAAATTGTGGGTGTCTTTGTTTCAACTATTCTGTATTTTTTCATTTTATATAGGTTTCGTTGTAGTATTCCTCAGCATCCCACGTGATTGTATTTTCTCCCATTTCAAATGCTTTTTTTATATGCTTTTTTTCAATTTTAACTGCTTCGTCAAAAACTTTATTCCAAACGACATCTAATTGTTCCTGCGTTGTAATTTTCTTATTTGAAATATCTTCAATTAGTCTTCCAAATTTATGGGATAAAAAAACCGTTACTAATTCATTTTTCATTATCGTTTTGTTTTAATCAGGTTATAACCGTATAATTTTTAAAATAAATCAGGGATTACCCTTATGTTTAATTTGAACTAATCCCCTGCTTTCATCAAAGTAAATCATTTCAAAATCCTCAATTGGTTCGAATGTATCCATCATAAATGCCTGACTAAATTCCGAACGTTTGGCAATTACTTGTTTTTTGCCACCATTCCTTTGCTTTCTGACCTGATTAATTGCAATACATACAATTGATCCAATCGTGATAAAAACTGCTGTTAGAATCAAATTCTTTTTCATATGTCGGTTATTGGTTTAGGTTTATTTACTGAATTATCTGATTTGCATCAATGTCCAACATTTTACACACTCTCAATCCTGTTATCATATTAGGAACCATTTTCCCTGCTATCCAATTACAAACAGATGAATGTGTTGTGTTGATTTCATCGGCCAAATCCTGCCGGCTCATTCCTTTTTTTTCTAATCCTTTCAGCACCAATGTGCCAAATTCTGTTTCCTGTGCTTTCATAAGTTTAATTTATTTGTCCGTTTTCATCTAATGTCATATCCATATCAGCCAACTGATGGCAAAACAATTTGTATGCCTCCGCTTTGCATCCTGCTTTCCACAATTCAAAGTCAT